CAAGTATTGTCCGGTCGCGTAAATGTTAGCTATTGACATTGAAACACGACTCGTGTATAAACGGGTATCCTCCAAAAATGTGTCGAGCGGGTCGCCAGAATGCATCCTTGGCAAGGACGCGGTTCGTATACCAATTCAAAGGCGCCGCTGACTAGCCTCGCATCAGGCGCGCTGCACTCTTTCGGGTCACGCAATATTCTGCTTCGGTGCTATTCCGTGCTGTCGCGAAATAAGACCTCCAACCTGGGAATTTGAAGGCTTAAGCATAGCCGATATTTCATACAGATCGACATAAGTCTGTGCTTGCGAAATAGTTATGGAGTCTGAAGAGGGGAGGTGCCAACGCTCTGTTTAGGAATAGACTAAAAACGTGTTAGGTACTTTCGAACGCGATCCACAAATGGAGGAGATCATGGGACGACCGCGAGGTTCATACAATAAGGATAAACCAGTAGCTAGCGTATTGCGTCTTAAGCTTCTCGGCGAGAACAGAAATAAACTCCATGCCATTGTCGACTCGTGGATAGAGGCGGCAAAGAACGGAGATCTGCAGGCTCTCGAAAGAATTGCAGACCGTATTGACGGGAAAGTCCCTTCGGCGGCCGCGCGCGCAGATGACGTTCCACTCAAACTGATAGGTCGAGTCGAGCATGTCATCATCGACCCTAAGCTCCCTGAGGGAGAACGAGACCGGCTCGTTGACATTGAGCGTCGGCAAGCCGAGAGCGTACACTCCCCTGCTGTGTCCGGCGAGGTATAAAGGAGCCTACGGCGGACGAGGTTCCGGTAAAAGCCATTTCTTCGGAAATTTATTGATCGAGAGGTGCGCCTCTGAACTCGGAACCCTTGCCGTGTGTATTCGTGAAGTGCAGAAAACGTTAGCGCATTCAAGTAAACTACTGCTCGAAAAGACAATTGTCTCCCTAGAGCTACAGTCGTATTTCAAAGTGTACAGCGATAAGATTGAAACACCGGGAGGGGGTCTAATCATATTTCATGGAATGCAGGATCATACTGCAGAATCGATTAAGTCACTTGAAGGGTTTAAAATCGCTTGGGTTGAAGAAGCTCAAACGTTGAGCAGTCGTAGTCTATCACTTCTAAGACCTACGATTAGGGCCGAAGGAAGCCAAATCTGGGCGAGCTGGAATCCGCGCTGGAAGTCTGACGCGATTGATGATTTTTTTCGAACGAAGCGACCGATGGACGCTGTGATGGTTAGAACCACGTGGAGAGATAATCCTTGGTTCCCCGGTGTGCTTCAACCTATGCCCAACCAAGGTAAGGGGGCCGCGGCAATGCGCATCGAAGCAGTTCGGCGTATCTTCCCCAAATGCTGGTTTAACGAGGCGAGCACAGAAGCGGGCCGGGACGCGCTCGGCTATTATCACGAGCGCAAGGACGAGAACCGTAACGTAGGTCTTGGGCCAGAGCATGATTGGTCTAGCCACGCGGCTGACGCGTTCGGGTTAATGGCCCTTGCATACGAAGAACCCGGTCGGAGAAGCTCGTTCAACCGCGCGATCATCTACCCTGATCTAGGGACGCTCTGAGATCGGTTTATCATTACTGCGCTAGCTAACAGCAACGGTTGTACCTGAGTGAATCGCCGCGGGAGGCGATACGGACAATGCCACAAATGGACGTACTTGAGCTTCGCGCGTTGCTCACCGCGCAGCGCTGGGACTCGATGTCCGCGATCACGGCCAGCAAGCTCAGCGAGGAGCGCGCGACGTCGCTCGATTATTATCAGGGTGACATGTCGAAATATATGCCCGCCCCGGCCGGCCGATCCAAAGCCGTGTCCATGGATACCAGCGACACAGTCGAGGGCATGATGCCAAGCCTAATGGAGATCTTCGCCGGAGGCGATGAGGTTGTCAGGTTCGATCCGGTAGGCCCTGAAGATGTGGCTGCGGCGGACCAGGAGACCGATTACGTCAACCATGTTTTCATGCAGGTCAATCAAGGTTTTCTGATCCTGTATTCGTTCATCAAAGACGCGCTGCTCTCCAAAAACGGCATCGTCAAAGTCTACTGGGAAAAGGTGGAGCTAAAAGAGCGGGAGACCTACCTCGATCAGCCCCAGGAAGTGCTCGGAGCCCTACTCTCCAATCCCGATGTGCAAGTGATTGAGCACACCGAGCATGACGGGCTGCACGATGTGACGATTGAGGCGGGACGTTTGAGCGAGAACGCCCGCGTTGTGGCAGTACCGCCGGAAGAGTTTGGGATCACGCGTCATGCCCGCAACATCCATGAGTCCAATTATTGCTTCCATGACGTGTTCCGGACCGAGTCCCAGCTGATCGAGCAGGGCTTCGACAAGGATCAAGTGAAGAAGCTGCCGAGCTATCTAGTCGCGCACACGGTCGAGGAGATCGCCCGCGACACGGTGAACGAGTCCACGCTGCGCCAGGGCGAAGATAACCTAAACACGGCCAATCGGCTGATCCGAGTGACGGAGCATTACGTCCGGATGGATTACGAGAAGAACGATGACCCACGCCTTTATCGTGTGACCACCGCGGGCGAAGAAGGACACGTCCTACTGCGCGATGGCCAACCGGATGTCATCGAAGAAGATCGTATCCCGTTCGCGGCCATGACACCGGTCATCATCACGCATCGGTTCTGGGGCCGCTCAATCGCCGACCTGGTCAAGGACATCCAGGAAATCAAGACAACCCTCCTGCGCGGCATGCTTGACAACCTCTATCTGCGCAACAACCCGCGGGTTGAGGTTTCCGAGGCGAATGCCACCGATGCGACGCTTGATGATCTGCTTGTGTCCCGACCGGGAGGGATCGTGCGGGTGAAACAGCCGGGCGGCGTGAACTGGCAAGAAGTACCGGATATCACCGGCTCGATTTACCCAGCGATGCAGTACCTTGACGCCACGCGAGAATGGCGAACCGGCGTGTCGAGGCAGGGGCAGGGCGTTGACCCGAATGCGTTGCAAAACCAGGTCGCGACCATCGCCAACCAGATGTTCAATGCCTCACAGGCGAAGGTCAAACTGATTGCTCGCATCTTTGCCGAGACCGGCATTAAGGATTTGTTCATGCTGCTGCATGCGACCATCCGCAAACATGCGAGCAGGCCTGACGTGGTACGGCTGCGCAACAATTGGGTGCAAATCGATCCGCGCGAGTGGAAGGCCCGTGAGGACATGATCATTAATGTGGGGCTAGGCACCGGCTCGAAAGCCGAGCAGCTAGCGCATTTGCAGCTCATCATCCAGGCGCAGACGCAGGCCGTTATGGGCGGGCTACCGATCGTGTCGGCACAGAACTTGTTCAATTCGGCGAAAGAGTTGACCAAGCTCGCTGGCCACAAGGACACGGACAAGTTCTTTACCGCACCGGGAATGCCGGCTGACCCGCACAACCCGGCGAGCGCGCCACTGCAAAAGCCGCCGGAACCCAAGCAGCAGGAGATCCAGGCCAAGGCCGCAGCGCAGCAGGCGAAGATCCAAGCGGATGCGGTACATCAAAAAATGAAGGTCGAGGCGGACATTGGCTTCCAGCACCAAAAGGCTGCGATTGACGCACAGCTGGCTCAAACCAAGGCCGACCGAGCAACTCGGCTCACCGACCAGAAATTTGCGCTCGAGCTCCGCCTTAAGGAAATTGACGCCGCTCTCAAAGAGCAGGAGCTGCGCCACCGCGAGGCACGCCACGCGATGACGATAGAGCAATTGGCGGCGCAGCACGCGGCCAAAATGGAAGCCATGAAGACCGTTGCCGCAGATTCCGGCGCGGCGGCCTCGCATTAGAGGGAACTGAATGTCCTATCGTCCCATACAGCCGTTCAAGCCATATCCGGCCGCGACGCAAGCGCTTGCCGTCACCGGCTCATCCGCAAGCGTGGCGCTCCCCGCCAACAGCACGCAGGTGATGCTCACGACGAAGAGCACGGACTCGCTTTGCTTCTTCGAATTCGGCAGTAACGGCGTGACCGCAGTTGCCCCCTCCGGTGCCACCCTGGGCGGGACGCCATTGAATGGCGGCACTACACAACTGTTCAGTGTCCCTATCGGCGCAACTTACATTGCAGCGATTACCGCGACGGGCGCCGCGACGCTGTACATCACTGCGGCAGAGGGGCTCTGATCGATGTTGCGGGCAAGCGGAGGGAGCGGGGTTTCATCGTTCAACAGTCGCACGGGAGCGGTTATCCAGACCTCGGGTGACGTGACGACGGCGCTCGGCTTTACTCCGCTCAACCCGGCAAACAATCTCGCAGATGTCAACAACGCGCAGGCGGCTCTGAACAGTCTTGGTGGAGTGGTGCGCAGCTACATTTCCGGGCTGACGCTCTCCAACGACGGCGCTACACCTAATTCAGTACTCGACATTGCCGCTGGCCAAGCTGCCGATAGCGGCAATACAGCCATGATTTCCATTGGCGCGTTCACCAAATCGACAGCAGGCGCGTGGGCGGCTGGCTCCGGCAGCAATGGCATGGGCAATGGGCTTAGTGTTGCCAATAGCACTTGGTATCACGTTATTCTCGCCAGCAACGGCGGAACGCCGGACATCTATTTCGACACGTCCGCGACCGGCGCCAATCGCCCCAGCGGCATCAGCGACACCAAGGTACGCCGGATCGGCTCGTTCCTGACGGATGGGAGCGCACACATCGTCGCGTTCAAGCAGGTCGGGGACACCTTTTACTGGTCGGCCATTGTTCAAGATCTCAACAACTACACACTGGCCGTCAACCCCGGCGAGCTCAAGACGTTCACAATACCGACTGGCGTCCCTGTGCGCATGATTTCTCGCTGGGGCACGACAAACGGCTCCCTGCACGCGCATATTCTCAGCCCGAACGAAACAGCGGTTGCGGTGCCAACCTCGGTGATAGGCACGAACGGAAGCGATCTCGATGGCACGACCGAACCGACACTATTCACCGGCACAGCTGCATTGTACAGCAACACAATAGGTCAATACCTAATTGTCGGCCAAGCGACATCATCCGGTGTGTATGAGTGGACCCGTGGATGGGTCGATGATCGCGGGAGGTTCAATTGATGCATGCACGGTCGCATCGGCGCAAGCGCCCAACGGAACGCGTTCGATGCGGCCGCAGGCTCGGCATTCTCGGTGATGGTCGCACGATTGTAACCTAGAATTGGACGCTGAGACTGACCAATTAGTCCAAAGACTTTCCTCTGACGTATCCGTCGGGCATCGAATGTCGCAAAATGAAAGCGCTGGCGCGGTGATGAACGACGAAGACAAGCTGGAGCGCGCTATCTTTCGTGGCGTTCGCGCCGAGGCGCTACTGAACGATGAGCTGTTGCAGGAATCCTTTGCGACGCTGGACGCGAATTACGTCCAAGCCTGGCGCACTGCACCGGTCCGCGATGTAGAGATGCGCGAGAAACTGTGGCAGGCCGTCAACATCGTGGGCAAGGTGAAGGAGCATCTGACCAAGATCGTGAATGACGGCAAGTTGGCGCAAGCCGATCTGAGCATGCGAACGGCAAAGGCCGGGTCGCAAAAATAACGAGGCATCATGACTGAATTGACGCATGGCGCGCAGCCCGAGCGCGAGCAGTATTCCATTGTCTCGCTCCCCGAGAGCGCACCCGACCAATTCTCGATCAGCGAGGCGGCGCGCCGGCTACAATCCGCGCGCTACAGGGACGATGAGACACCTGCAGAAGCGCCCACCGAGGCAGCTGAGCTTCAATCTCCGGCGCAAGCCGAAGACGGCGCCCCTCAGGATACTCAGGTCCCCGCCGAGACTACGACCGAGAGCCAGGCCGAACCGGAAGAGATACATCCGCCCATCGAGCCCCCGAGGTCATGGAACGCTGGGGAGAAGGAACGATTCAGATCCTTGCCTCGCGAGACGCAAGCCTACCTTGCGGAACGCGAACAGGAGCGAGACCGTGAAATTCGCCGCAGTCAGAACCAAGCCGCTGAAAAGCTCAAAGGCCTCAGCGTCAAAGAGCAGGCGGTGGAACAGGCACGGCAACAGTATGAAGCCGCCCTTCCCCAATTGCTCCAGCTCCTACAATCACAGCAGGCAGGCGAGTTCGCCAACATCAAATCAATTGCCGATGTCGAGCGGCTGGCACGCGAAGACTGGCCAAGTTACCTGCAATGGGACGTGGCTCAGAAGAAAATTGCTGCGGTTCAGCAGGAGATGCAGGCGGCACAACAGCGCCAAGCGCAGGACCGGGTGCAGAAGTTCACCGAGTTTGCAAAGAGGGAAGACGATCTGTTTGCAGAGCGCGTTCCCGACATGGCGGATCCGGAGAAGGCGACCAAGCTGCAACAGCAAGCCATTTCTGTCCTTAAAGACGTTGGCTTCACCGAAGCGGAACTGGCTGGATCGTGGAACGGCGATAAAGACCTGTCGCTTCGTGACCATCGGATGCAGCTGCTCATCCGCGACGCGACCCTCTGGCGCGAGGCGCAGCAGAAGGCAACGCAGGCCCTCAAAAAACCTGTTCCCCCCGTCCAGCGGCCAGGCCTCACGGCGGTGAAGAACGCCGGGCGTGAGGCCGAAATCCAGAACCTCAACAAGCAACTCGCAAACGCGAGCGGGCTCAACGCTACCCGCGTCGCGGCCCAGCTCGTGGCCGCACGCCGGAGAAACTCTCGTTAGGAAAGGCTCTCAACAATGGCTCTCCCCACCAATACGTTCGCCACCTATGAGGCGATCGGCAACCGCGAAGACCTCTCGGATGTCATCTACCGCATCGACCCGACCGATACCCCGTTCATGTCGGGGATCGAGCGGGAGAAAGCCTCCGCCGTTAATCACGAATGGCAGACCCAATCCCTCGCCTCTGCCGACAACACCAACGCACAGCTCGAAGGCGACGACGCCAACACCAACACCACGACGGCGACCTCACGTCTGGGCAACATCAACCAGATCAGTAGCAAGGTTGCCCGCGTCACAGGTACCCAACGGGCCGTAGATCATGCCGGCCGCGATGACGAGCTGGCCTACCAAGAGATGCTCAAGGGTCTCGAGCTCAAGCGCGACATGGAGACCATTCTATGCGGCACCAACCAAGCGAAGGTCAGCGGCAACGACACGACCGCTCGGAAAACCGCTTCGGTGCTCTCCTGGGTTAAGACCAATACCTCAAAGGGCATAACTGGTGGGGCGGCGGACCCCTCCGCAGCCGATGGCACCGGCACCCGCACCGACGGGACGCAGCGCGCCTTCACCGAAGCGAGCCTGAAGACCGTGCTGTCCGGCATCTGGACCTCCGGCGGCAAGCCGGACGTGATCATGACCGGCGCCTTCAACAAGCAGGTGTTCTCGACGTTCACTGGTCGGGCCACCCAAATCGAGCCGACGAAGGAAAAGAAGATCATCGCTTCGGTAGATGCCTACGAGAGCGATTTCGGCACGCTCAAGGTCATTCCGAACCGCTTTCAGCGCGCCCGCGACGTATTGGTGCTGTGGATGGAGATGTGGGCGTTGGCCTTCCTTAACGGTCGGCGGATGGTCTCCGTCCCGCTCGCGAAGACCGGTGACTCCGATCGACGTATGCTGCTCTCGGAATACGCGCTCGTGGCCCGCAACGAGAAGGGTTCCGGTGGGGTGTTCGATCTCACCACGTCGTAAGGGTCCTATAGCAGATCGCTCACACGGGGCGCTCCTTGCGGGGCGCCCCGATCCATTTGGGAGAATGCTTTGAGCACGACACACAGACACGACTTGCCGGCCTATGCTGGGCCGCTTGCGACGGGCGACAAAATCCCGGTGATGAGCCTGGCAAGTGGCCGTGGTGCGGATGCCGACGCGAACCAGCTTCCCGGCGGCCTCACCGGCCGCTACCGGATCCCGACCATTGGCGGAAACCTCGGCACTCTCTCGTCCCTCGGCACGAGTACGACGCCGGTCGCAGGCACCACCTACTTCGCAGATATCTATGTACCGTTTCCCATGCTCGTCACCGGCGTGGGCATCCTCAACGGCGGCACAGTTGGAACGAACAACTGGATTGTTGCGCTCTACGCCGCAGTAGGCGGTTCTGCTCTCGCAAACTCGGCGCTCGCCGGCACACTGACGGCTGGTGCCAATGCGTTCCAGCAGATACCCTTCGCCGGAACGTATCAGATCACGACCCCGGGCCGGTTCTGGATCGGAGGGCAGCTCGACGGGACCACTGATCGTTTCCGCAGCATCGCGACTGGGACCTGGATTGATGTCCTGACCAAAAGCGCGGCCGGATCATTCGGAACGTTACCTCCGCTGACTCTGCCCACAACGTTCACCGCAGACGTCGGCCCGATCGCCTACATTTACTGAATCATCCCCTCAGACCACACGGCGGCGGCTCTGCGCCGGCCTTAAGGAGAGACTATGATGGCATATCCGTCAGTGCACAAGTTCGATGTGGTGCACAAGTCGAGCTACTGCCCAAGCATCGGTGGCTCGCCGGTTGTCGCCTACATGCGGATCCCGTTTCGCTGCATCATCTCCCTGGTCGACGTCGTGACCCAGGGCACCATCACCTCAGCGGATTGCTCTGTGGCGGTCGCGCTCAATGGCACCGCAATCAGCGGATCGCCATTCGGCATCCCGGTTTCCGGCGCGGCAGCCGGGCAATCGGCTAGCATGACGCCATCAAGCCCCGTCTATGCCAACGCCGATGATGTGTTGTCGTTCACGCCATCCGGTGCATCAGGCTCGAATATCGCGGCGATATTTTCGGCGGCGTTGAAGTCGCGCTAGTGCCGCAGAACACGCTTCGCCTTGTCGGGCGCGACCTGATCGTGCACAGCTATCAGGATGTGGAAGGCATTGTCGAGCATAACAAAGCTCTGGCCAATGCCGGGCCGCAGCGCGGCGACTTCCGCCACATAGCCTCGATCCCGCTTAACATCATCAACCAGTGGCTCAACGAGGAATGGGCGCGCGGTAATTTGGACCTGCAGATGTCCGGGCGTGAATTTGACGCCTTGGTGGCGCGCAAGCTCCGCGATTCGGACTGGCGCTATCTGCGCACAGATAAATAGGAGAACGAGATGGCGAAGCTGACAGTCGCAGGTCGCAGCAAGCTGCCGGCGAACGCATTCGCTGGCCCCGGCCGCAGCTATCCGGTGCCGGATCGTAGTCACGCGATCAACGCGAAGGCCCGCGCCCGCCAGCAGCTCAAGGCCGGTAATCTCACGTCGCAGCAATATAGGCATATCGTCGCCGGTGCGAACGAGGTGCTTAAGGACCACGACGATTGAGCAAGGGTGATCATCGCCACCACATCCTGCTTGGCGAGCGCGAGTATGACCGCGCCCTCCATGACGCGCGCTTTCAGGCCGTGCTCACCAGGGGGTTCGCGGTCAGCCTCGATTATGACGTGCCCTATCTGGGCGGGTATAGCCTGGATGGCACCACGATCTACGTCGATCGCAACACACCTGCGGAAGCCAAGCGGGGCAAGCGACTCTACGCGGTGCGCGGCCCGCTAGGCCTAGTATCCGGCATCCTTGTGCACGAGCACTGGGAAAAGACCGCGCTCATGGCTTGGAGCCGGTCCTATCGCGAGGCGCACGAGCTCGCCACCCATGCCGAGCATGTCCATGTCCGTGACGTGCTCAACCTGGATCCCGGCGAATACGAAGAGGTATGGCGCCCGATCATCCGGATTGCCGAGACGAAGCTGCACCGGGCCGAAATCATGCTCCCTCCTGACCTCGATCGCACCCCGTACATGCAATGAGTCTCTCGACATATAGCGACCTGCAGGCAGCACTCGGCGCTTGGCTCGATCACAGTCTTTACGCGGCGCAATACTCGAATTTCATCGCGCTGTTTGAGGCGACGGCGAGTCGGAAATTGCGCGTGCGGAACATGGAGGCAACGACCATCCTGGTTCCTTCCACGCCAGCGGCGCTCGGCGTCAGCAACGCGGTGAACAATGGGGCGGGCCTGATTCGGCTGACCATCTCGAGCACCTCAACCCTCTCGGTCGGCCAGGAAGTGGATGTCGCCAACGTGGGTGGCACGACCGAGGCCAACGGTTCATGGATCATTACGGTGGTCGACGGCTCAAACATTGATCTGCAGAACTCGACATTTACTAACGCTTATAGCTCGGGCGGAACAGTCAGAGCGCAGTCCGGTCAGGTCGCGCTCCCCGGCGACTATCTAGCTTGGCGCCGCGTGACCTGGACCGGATCCGGCTCCTCACGTTCCGAGCTCGGCTACGTGCACCCAAGTTATTTGCAGGCGGCCTATCCATCACAGCCCACGGACGTTCCGCGCATTTTCACGATCGAGGGATCGACGCTGAAAATAATGCCACTCTCCGGCACGCCGCTGGAATTCGACTACTACCAGCAGATTCCTTCACTAGTCGCCAACAATACCAACTGGCTGATGACGGCACATCCGGACATCTACCTGTTCGGGTCGATGTGTGAAGCGGAAAATTTCGGTGTGAATGACGAGCGCATGCCGATGTGGAAGGCACGACGGGACGAGATTTTCGAGGAGATCGTCATGCGTGATCGGCAGACCCGAGGCCCTTCCTACGTACGTGTATTCGGGCCGACGCCATGACCCTTCTGCCGTTCCCGCCCTACGCGCCGGACGTGTCGCCATTCGAGGATAACGAGTCGGGCGTTATTCAGAACGTGTTCCCACGTGCCGATGGGTATGGCCCAGCGCCATCGCTAAGCGTTTATTCCCAGGCGCTGTCGGCCACGTGTCGTGGGTATTTCTACGCCCGCAATGCCGATGGTTCGGTGACGCTATTCGCCGCTACCGCGACCAGTCTGTATAAGCTCAATAATACCGATTTCTCGTGGACGAATGTGTCTCTGAGTGGCGGCCCCTATAGCAGCATCCCGGCCGGGGATCAGTGGCAGTTCGCGCAGTTCAATAATTTCGTGTTCGCGGTGCAGATCAACGTAGCGCCGCAGGTGTTCGACCTCACCAGCTCGACAGCGTTTGCAAACCTCGGCGGCTCGCCGCCCCAGGCCCGCTATATTGCCGTGGTCAATCGGTTCGCGGTCTTGTCGGGGCTGGGTTCGTCCACACCCTACCGGATCCAATGGTCCGGGCTCAATTCCACCACGACGTGGACTTCGGGCGTGAACTCGTCCGATTTCCAAGACCTCCCCGACGGCGGCATTGTACGCGGCGTGGCCGGCGGCGAAACCGGGCTGATCATGCAGGACGCGGCCATCCGGCGCATGATCTACGCGCCGGGCTCTCCGGTGATTTTCCAGATCGAGCGGGTGGCGCAAGACAAGGGGATATTTGCTCCGCTGTCGCTGGTGAGAGGCGGCGATAAAGTATTCTTCTGCGGCAATGACGGGTTCCAGATGGTCACCCCGGGCGCCTATCCGCAATTCATCGGCAAGGAGCGGGTGGATCGGAGCTTCTTTGCTGATGTGGACAGCTCCAACTTGCAACTCATGATCGGGGCCTACGACCCGCAGGCGACCCGCATCTATTGGGCCTATAAGTCGCTCGCTGGCTCGTCGGGACTGTTTGACAAGATCCTGGTCTATGACTTCGTATTAGACAAATGGTCGCTGATCACCGGCATCATGGGAGAATACATTGCCACGCTCGCCAAGCCGGGACTGACGATCGAAAACATGGACAAGCTTGCGTCGGGCGTCATCTCGATATCGGGCGCGGCAAACAACGGCTCCAATGCCATCCGGCTGACGCTGGGGAGCGAAGTCGCGAGCTGGACCTACGGCCTGGCCGACGCTGCACATTCTGCTGGCCAAGCGGGGACAACAAACCTGAGCAACTCATCACAGAACACGATCGAGGTATACGGGGTTATGGGCACGGTCGAGGCCAATGGCAACTGGCACTTCACCGTGGTTGACGGCACGCACATAGACCTGGTGGGATCGACCTTCACTAATGCGTATGTCTCGGGCGGGATGATCGGCGGCGCGGTCGACTCGATCGCGTTCTCCCTCGACAGCGTGTCCACCAACGCGCTGGCGCAGCTATCGGTCGTCAACCCGGCGCATCAGCTGTGCTTCAACACGGGCACACCGCTTGAGGCGATCCTCGACACTACGGAGGAAGCGCTCGACGCAGAGCGACGGGTGCGGGTGAAGGGACTGCGCGTCATGTCCGACGCGCCCACGTGCTACGGCTCAGTGGGGGCACGGGAGACACTTCAGCAGACACCGACCTATTCTGCTGAGGAACTCATCAACAACAAGGGACTTTGCATCGCCAACATATCCACACGCATGGCGCGCGGGCGACTACATATCCCCGCGGGAACGATCTGGAGCTTTGCCATTGGGCTTGATCCCCTGTTTGCGTCGGAGGGTCGCCGTTGATGAACGTGATTTCTCAGGCAGAGCGGGATTTGGCCAAAATCGTCTTCACAGTACGCCAATTGTGTGAGGGGCGCTCGAACGCAGTAGGCACGTTTACACTCGCCGCGAATGTGGCAAGTACGACGGTGACGGCGCAGAACTGCGGCGCGGGGTCGAGCGTGCTGTGTTTTCCAGCAACGGCCGGTGCTGCAGCGGAGTGGAAGAACGGCACGATGTATATCGGCACCGTGTCAAACGGCTCTTTCGTGGTTTCGCATGCAAACAGTACCCAGACCGATCGAACGTACATGTACGTGGCGCTCGGCTGATTTGAGCCAAGCGACTGAGCCGAGGCTGGTGTGCGTTGATCCCAAGTTTGTTCGTGAGGTCTGGCCATTCGTAAAACACCTGATTGTTGCTGCCATGCATCGCGGAGACCTGTCCAGCTTCTTAGGGTTAGAACGGAGCGTGATGGCGGAAGGAGCGCTGCTGTGGCTGGTTATTTCAAGGGGGAAAATCGCTGCGGCAGCAGTCACGGAACTTCAACAAACCGAATGGCGCAAGGTCTGCGTACTCGTCGCCTGCGGCGGCGAGCGCATGCGCGAATGGCTCCCGCTGATCGCGGGAATCGAGAAATTTGCACGTCAAGAAGGCTGCTCTGCGGTGCGGATTTTCGGCCGAAAGGGCTGGCAGCGTGTACTCACAGATTTCTGCGCCAAGCGCATCATATTGGAAAAGGAGATCATTTGAGATGGGCGGCAGCGTTACTACAGGCTCGCAGCAACAGACCTCACAGACGACGCCATGGGCGCCGGCCGCGGGTGCCGTGCAGGGCTTGCTTGGCCAGCTCAGCGCGATCAACACGAGCCTGACCCCGGCCGAATTGCAGGCCATCAACCAACTCACCGCGCTGGGGCAGCAGGGAAACCAGTTTGCGCCCGCGATCGGCGGGGTGGCCAGCGGACTTCTATCGGGCGGCAATGCCACCGCGCAGGGGCCCCTGATCAACAATGCCTACCAGCAATATCAGCAGCAGCTTAATCCCTATCTGCAAAGCTCTTTCCTCGACCCGCGCAACACGCCGGGATTCGGCGACGCGCTCGCGGCCGTCAACTCGGACATCACCAATCAGATCAATGGTCAGTTTGCGTCGGCGGGCCGCGACCTTTCCGGGGCGAATACACAGGCGCTCGCTCGGGGTTTGAGCCAGGGCGAAGGGCAGCTTATTGCCAGTCAATATAATCAGAACGTCGCCAATCAACTCGGGGCGGCGGGCTCTCTCTACGGTGCCGGCAACACGACGGGCGGGCTGCTCACGAACCTCAATCAGACGGCGCTGGCCAACCAGCAGGCCGGTATCGGGGCCGCAGACTCGGCAAACCGCGCGCAGCAATATGGCCCGCTGCTCGAGCTCCAGGCCCAAGCCCAAGCACGCGGCATCCCGTTGCAAACACTCGCGGCTGAAATGGGCATCGCGCTGCCGTCCGCTCAGGCGTTCGGCATGACGACGAGCAACATGCAGCAACAGACACCACTCTGGCAGAA